GTAAAGATGGTGCTGATACATTAAAAATTAAAACAGGTGATAGAGCAGGTCATGGTACCGAAGTAACCTTTACTCCTGACTTTAGTTTATTTGAGGTTGATAGTTTAGAAGAACTTGATACGATTATATTAATTGAAGATCGTCTCATCAGTTTACAAATGGCTTTTCCTGAAATACAGTTTTCATTCAATAAGAAAAGAGTTGGTGTAAAGGATATTAAACAATATGCTGCTCTATTCAATGAAACGACTATTATTGAAAAGACCGATAACCTATCATACTTTATTGCACCTTCGGAAGATGGCTTTCGAACAAACAGTTATGTGAACGGCGTAAATACAAGACAAGGTGGTACTTATGTTGATGTCTTTATTAATAGTATCATTGATGAACTTGTTGTAAAAATCAAAAGACGTCATAAAGTCGAAGTATTGAAAACTACCATTAAGAGTGGTTTGACATTTGTAATGTTTGCTAGGAACTTTGTAAATCCAAAATTTGATTCGCAAACAAAAGAACGATTAACTAATCCAATGGGTAACGTTAAGGAACATATAGAATCCTGCGGTGTACGTGATGCTCAGTGGCTTGCTCAAAAGATTTTAAATACACCTGATATTATTGACCCAATCATTGAGGCTCAATTAGCAAAGAAGCTAGCCGCGGATAGAAGAGCTGCTACATTGGCTCAAAAGAAACTCCGTAAGGTTAAGGTTGCTAAACATATATCAGCAAATAAAGACAATGCAACATTGAAGATTGTGGAAGGTGACTCCGCGATGGGATTCTTATTAAAGGTAAGAGACCCTGATAAGATTGGAGCATTCCCACTTCGTGGTGTGATTATGAATACCTGGGATATGAAACCTGCTGAGGTATTAAAGAACAAAGAACTATCTGAATTGGTTGCTGTATTAGGATTGGATATTAACGATCCTAATTCTGTTGATAACATGTCTTATCAATATATCGCAACATTGACCGATGCTGACCATGATGGTATCGGACATATCAGTCCACTATTGATTGCATTCTTTTACAAGTTTTGGCCTCGACTACTAACTGAACAGAGAGTAATGATTACAAGAACTCCGATTATGATTAGTTCAAAAGGTGATGAGATAGAATGGTTCTATACTTATGAAGATGCAAGTTCATTTAAGAATAAAGAAAAGAACTACAAGCATAGATACATTAAAGGACTAGGTTCATTAACTGAAGATGAATATAGTACTATTATTAATTGTCCGAAGTATGATGTGGTCACAGTTGATGATGCATCAGTATTTCAAATGATGTTTGGTAAAGATAGTAATTTAAGAAAGGAGTTTATGTTCGCATGAGTGATTTAACAGCTTACATTAGTGAAAACAATTTAGGAACAGAGTATCCTATTTCAAAGGTAGCAGCTAACGAATGGAAATCATTCGCAATGTATACCGTTGAGAGTCGAGCAATTCCTAATATGGTTGATGGGCTTAAGCCTGTTCAAAGGTTCTACCTATATTCTTCTATCTTAAACAGTAAGAAAGATTTTAAAAAGGTATCCGCAGTGTCAGGTATTATTTCTGATTATGGATATAACCACGGAGAATCATCAGCTGCAGGTGCAGGTCAATTAATGGCTGCCACTTGGAATAACAATATTTGCTTAGTTGAAGGTCGAGGATCATTTGGAACTCGTCTTGTTCAAGAAGCTGGTGCTGCTCGTTATGTATACACTCGACTCTCTGATAATTTTAATAAGTATGTTAAAGATATTGATTTGAGTCCTATTCACGAAGATCCTTAGCATGAACCGCCTCAATTCTATTTGCCTATCATTCCTATGGTACTTGTAAATGGAACAAAAGGTATTGCGACAGGATTTGCTACAAACATTCTTCCGCACGATCCTCAAGATCTTGCTAAGGCTTGTCTTCAGTATATTAATAACAATGCAATACGAACTCCAATCCGAGTTAAGTTTCCGGATTACACAGGAGAAGTTGAGCAGAGTACTGAAGATCCCACCAAGTATGTTTCGTATGGTACTTTTAAACGACAGGGTAAAACCTTAGTCTCCATCACAGAAGTACCATACGGCTTTGACCGAGAAGGATATGTTAAGGTACTTGATAAGTTGGAAGAAGATGGAGATATTGTATCTTACGACGATCTTTGTGATAAGAATGGATTTAGGTTTGAGGTTAAACTCAAATTGGCTTCTGCGAAATGGAATGACGCAAAGATTATTAATAAATTTAAACTAAGCAAACCGTATGCTCAGAACCTGACTGTAATTGATTACGATGGGAAACTTCGAGAATACAAAGATGCTAAACAGCTTGTAAAGGACTTTTGCGATTACCGTTTAGGTATCCTTCAGAAGCGTATTGATGCTGAGATGGCAAGATACACTGAAGAGGTCAGGTGGTTAAAAGTAAAAATGGAATTTGTTCAAGCCTTTATTGATGGACATATTATATTTAAGGACAACACAAAGAAACAAGTAGCAGCACAAATCATCGGTAATACATCTGCTTTGGATTCTGATATTAATAGATTGCTTGCATTAAGTATCTTAAACCTTACAAAAGAAGAAATTGTAAAGTTAAAGAAACAGATTGACGAAACAAATAAGACATTGGAATTTTGGAATAGTACAACACCGAAGGACCAATTCGTCACTGACCTAGAAGGAATAAATAATTGAAGAAGTTATGGACAATATGGAAATACGCCTTAGGTGGATTCTCCGATGACAAAACTGAACCTTACGATAACTATGTTGCTTTGCTTCGAACGGTTATCGTAGGAGTTAACTTTTTAACTTGCTTCTTTATTATGGCAAATGTTATACACAATTGGTAGATTATGGAAAAGAAACACCTAAACTTAAACTTATTAACTGAGGGACTTCCGCTAACGGATGTTCAAACTTTATATCATGAATTCTTTTATAGGAAAGACTATCAGTGGTGGGGTGACGTTGAGCCTGGCGATACTGTTGTCGACATTGGGGCTTGCGTTGGCTTTTTTGTATGTCACGCTTTGGATCGTGGTGCTAATCGTATTATTGCCGTTGAGCCTTCTCGACCTCATCTTAAAACGCTTATAAGAAACATATCCGATTACTTTATCGACCATAATCAAGTTCCAGTTTATCCTATTGAAGCAGGTATTGGTTCAACCGGTAATCATTTTAAGAATGTATATTCAGATCATACAGGTTATAGGAAAATGTCTTTCCTAGATTTAGTTCATGATTTTAATATACCAAAGATTGACTATTTAAAAATTGATTGTGAAGGTGGAGAGTATGGTATCTTTACTGAAATGAACTTTCCTTATTTAAGAAACAATGTTAAACACATGGCAGTAGAGTTTCATATGAACGCTTACTCAGGTTGTGTTAAACAATGGCAAAAGTTCAGAGATGGATTACTTCGTCAATTTGATATGGAACAAATTAGATTTCTTAACCACGAAGATCGTGCATTAGCATACGACGACGAGTTTTTAAATAAAGGTGATTTCAAAAGATGGAGTTCCTTTATGCTATTCATCACTAATTAAATCCCTTCCTTACAGTTCTAATAAATAGTTATATCTAATATGTATAATTGTTTTAGGAACTGCAATGCCAGAAATTATTAATAACTACTTATCTCCAACTAACTTTACGGTTAGTATACAGAGATTACCTCATGTTGAGTTCTTTACACAAAAGTTAACTATTCCTGATGTAACGAGTTCTCCTACTACTTCACCAACACCACTTAAAGCCTTTTACACACCGGCTACTGAGTTGTCTTACAGTGACTTAACAATGGAAATGATTGTTGATGAAAACATGAACAATTACAAAGAGATCTTAAGTTGGATGGAAGGTTATGGTTCACCAAAATCTACAGACCAATACAAAAAAATTGCTGAATCTAAAGACGGTCTTGTTTCTGACATTATCGTACTCGTTACTAATTCCCACAAGAATCCGAATTTAAGATTTACATTTACAAACTGTTTCCCAACCTCTTTAGGTAGTATTTCTCTCGATGTAAATGTTCAAGATGTTTCTTATGCAACAAGTGCAATCACATTTAGATATGATAATTTTACAATGGAACAACTCTAAATAACTATTGACATTTAGCTTTTTATTTGATATAATAGATATGATTTAAAAAGTTTGAGATAAATTATGGACACAAATGACATAGCTGCCTTATGGGCAAAAGATTCACCGATAGACGAAACAAACCTTGTCGGTGAAAGCAAAAGAATCCCTGAATTACATAGTAAGTACTATAACTTATATTATAGAGAAGTCTTGCGTGTAAAGAAACTTAAGGCTGAATATAAAGAACTTGAAATGGAGAAGCGTAATTATTACGACGGCTCAATGGATGAGTTAACTTTAAAGGAAAAAGGTTGGAAGCCGTTTCAGTTAAAAGTATTAAGAAACGATTTGGACAAATACATTCAAGCAGATAAAGATATTATTAAACTAAGTCTTACAATTGATTTCCATACTGCGAACGCAAATTATCTCGAAGATATAATTAAAACAATACATAGTAGAAACTTCGTAGTAAAGAATATGATTGACATACTGAAGTTTCAGTCTGGAGATTATTAATGTATAAGAAAATGATGGATTGGTGGTACGGGGAACCAAAACCTGAACCTAAAGTAATTGATATGATGGCAGATGATGTTGACCCAAATGAGGTCACAATTGAAAATGCTTATAAGACAAGGTGGATTTGGTATCATACAATTTTAGCAATTGGTATCTTTTTCACCAATATTTTATTAACAGCAATCCTAGTGATATTGGCAATTAAATTATGAACCCTTACGCAGATGACATTCCGTTAGAGATAAAGGAAACCATTTATAATGGCTTTTGTCATATACAACAAATAGAAGGAATAACTCCAAGAGTAAGACAAGGAATGCTTCTTGCATTAACGAGTATGTTAAAAGAATACGGTTGGGCTGTCATTGGTATTACTGAAGCAGCTGCATTACGTATTAAAGAGAATGAATACAAACGACCAAAGAAAATTAATCGTGCACATATCTATTCAAGAAAAGAAACAGCAGATATTTTATTTTCGAGAGATTGGACCTTTGAAGGATTTTGGGATTTCTTTTTAGAACGTGATTGTTGTATATTAGCAACATCAAAAGAAAATTATTCAAAAGACCCTGAAGACTTGTGGAGACAGGTACCAAAAGGTATGTTTCAATCAGCTGGGTTTGCGTTTCGAGTAGGTAAAGAAGAAGCAAGTTGGCTTCAAGAGCAATTATGAGTGAACGAATAGAAATAGAATATATCAATTCAGTATATATGCGTATCAAAGCAGATGCTGGTATGAAGTCTGAATTGTCTGAGTTCTTTGCTTTCAAACCTGAAGGTTATCAATTCAGTCCAAAATATAAAGCAAGAGTATGGGATGGTACGATTCGTTTGTTTCAACCTATGCGTCCAGTTCTATATGTTGGATTATATCCTCATCTAAAAAAGTTTTGTGAACAAAGAGATTATATACTAGACGCTCCGCCTGAGATTGGTGAAAAAGAAATTATTGAAAAAGGTTATGTTGAAGAACTTGCGGAATCTATTAATTGTAAGTTCAAGCCTCGTGATTATCAGATAGAGTATATTGAAAATGCTTTAAAGAATCGCAGGTCGTTATCATTATCTCCGACTTCATCAGGCAAGTCGTTAATCATTTATTTAATACAACAACACTATTACCAAACATTTGGTTTAAGAACATTGATTATTGTTCCGACCATTTCATTGGTACATCAAATGTCAGGTGACTTTGTA